TTGTACTCCAACCATATTGGTGCGGAGGCGGAGTTGGTTAATTTAAAAATAAAGGAGGCGGCATTATGAACCATTGGAGTAATGAGTTGTTGGAGGCCATGCAAAGGTTTCAACAACGCCTTAACACGGAGCCGGATGCGCAAGGCGTGGAGCCAACACCGGACCGCAAGGCATTAACATTGGTGGTAAGCCACGTGGAGACCACGTTGGACGAAATGTTTTTTGGCCATTGGCGCACGGAGGCATTTAAATGGCAAACCATAAGTAACGAGGTAACCGGCTCCATTGAGTTGGTTGTAACGCACCCAATAACCGGTGTGGAGATACGCCGCACCGGCGCGGCCTCGGTTATTATTACAATGGATAAGGCGCCGGAGGGGTTAATGGGAGCGGAGCGTAACCGGTGGGCGCTCAACCCCGATAACAAAAAACCCAACGCCTTGGATATGGCCTTCCCGAAATTAAAAACGGAGTGCATAAAAAATGCCGCCCAAAGTTTGGGTAAATTGTTTGGCCGCGACCTCAACCGACGCAACGCGGACCAATACCGGCCGTTTAAGTTGCCAACCAATAACAACCCAAAACAATTACCGGAGTCAACGTTCACTAAACTTAAAACCTCCATTGCCCAGGGCAAGGATACGGAAATGGTAAATGAGGCAATGGCGGCGTTAAGGGATTGGATGAGTGAGGAGCAAAAGTTGGAGTTAAACACGTTAATAATGGAGGTAAACAATGGAGACGGCCAATAAATTTATTTTGGATGCAATGCAACACGCTCCGCAATTAACAAGGGCGTGGGCGGAGGTGCGGATGGGTAAATTTACCGGAAGCCAAATAAGCGCATTGTTCACGGAGCCACGCACCAAGGCGGAGAAGGAGGCCGGCGAGTTGAGCCAAACCGCGCGTAAGTATATTGGAGGCAAGGTAATGGAGTTGGCAACCGGTTTGCCGGCGGAGGAGGTTGGTGGGCGTGCCATAGATTGGGGCAATGACCATGAGGAGGACGCCATTATTATGGTGGCCAATTACCTCAACGCGCCCATGGAGCGTGTTATATTTAAACCACCCTTCCGGTTGTTTAACAATTACTCCGGTTGTTCGCCCGATGCCTTTATTTGGGATTCCCAAACGGAGGAGGAGTTGGGGTTGGAGGTAAAATGTCCTTACAACTCGTTTAACCATTACTTGCACGCCCAGGTTGTTGATGGAGCAACTTTAAAGGAGGTGAACGCCGATTATTATTGGCAATGCCAAATGAATATGCTAACGTTTAACAAAACCCAATGGTTGTTTGCGAGTTATGACCCACGGCAACCGGAGGCAAGGAGGTTACACGTTGCGCGCATTATGGCCAACCCCGAAGATTGTGGGTTAATGTGCCAAAAAATGGAGGCGGCGGAGGCGTTAAAACAACAATGGTTGGCCGAATGGCTTGCCGGCAAATAACATTTAAACCATGGGCGTGTAATACGGCACGCCCTTTATTTAATTACAATGCAACACAAACAATCAATGGTTTTTTACCGCTCATTTTTTGAAGCGATAAACGGCTTACCGGCGGAGAACCGGTTGGAGTTATACGAGGCGATTATGGCGTTTGGCTTAAATAACCAAATGCCGGAGTTGCGAGGTGTTAACGCCTCCATTTTTACACTTATACACCCTCAATTGGTGGCCAACCAACGCCGGTATGAAAATGGCACGCGCACCAAAAAACCCAGGGGTAACCAACCGGAGGTGGTGAGCGCTCCGGCTCCACAAAAAACAATGCAAAAAACAACGCCAAAGTTTCAACCACCCAATTTGGAGGAGGTGGTGGAATTTTTTGTGGGTAATGGTTACACCAAAACCTCGGCCGAAAAGGCATTTACATATTACATGGAGGGGGGGTGGAAGGATGGTAATGGCCGGCCGGTAAAAAATTGGCGCCAAAAAATGAGGGGCGTATGGTTTAGGCCGGAACATAAGGAGGCAAGCGTGGCCAATAACGCCCAGGTTTACACAATGCCAACCAATTACCGGCCAACGTTATGATGCAAGATGATGAATTGGAGCGCAATGTACTTGGTGCATTGTTGTTGGAGCCGCGTAATTGCACAATGTTTTTGGAACAATTAACACCCTCCATGTTTAACACCACCTCCAACTTGCTTGTTTATGAGGCAATGGTGGAGTTGGCGCAAGGCGGTACGGAAATTGATATTATTACCATAACGCATCGCCTCCGAAACGGCAATAAACTTAACGAGGTTGGAGGAGCCGTTTATGTGGCAAGGTTAACCAACGCGGTGGCCTCCACGGCAAACCTTGAAACGTGGATTTTTATTTTAAAGGAGTTGGCAATGAAGCGCGCGGCGTGCCGTATTGCAACCGAGGTGGTTAACAAAACACTTTCGGAGGGTGTTGATGCGTTGGAATTGTTTGCCGACTTTTCTATGCAAATGGATGCGGTGTGGCGCGAGAATGTGCGCGAGGGTATTAACACAATTGGAGCCATTGCCATGGAGGCAACCAAACAAATTGTGGAGCGCGCCAATATGGTTAACCCAATTAACGGCCATGCCTCCGGTATTACGGCCATGGATGAGATTTTGGGAGGTTACCAACCAACGGATTTAATTTATTTGGCCGGCCGCCCAGGCATGGGTAAAACCGCCATGGCCTTATCCCTTGCATATAACATGGCAAGTAATGGCACACCGGTGGCGTTTTTTAGTTTGGAGATGGGTAAACAACAATTGTTTTACCGCCTTGCAAGTTTTGCCACGCATTTGCCGGCCTCGCAATTGTTTAAAGGCAAGTTAACAACGGAGGAGTTAAAAACATATTACGCGCGCATTGAGGCATTAAATAATTTGCCCATATTTGTTGACGATGCCGGAGGGTTAACCATAACGGAGTTAAGGGGTAAGGTGAAAATGTTAAAACACAAAAAAAACGTGGGGGTGGTATTTGTGGATTACGTGCAACTCATAAGCGGCACACCACCAAACAAACGCGCCACGTATAACCGCGAGCAAGAATTGTCACACGTGAGCCGCCAATTAAAACAATTGGCCAAGGAGTGCAATGTGGCAATGGTTGTTTTAAGCCAATTAAGCCGTGGAGTTGAGGCGAGGCAAGATAAACGCCCATTGCTTTCCGATTTGCGCGAAACCGGCTCGTTGGAGCAAGATGCGGATGTGGTTGCGTTTTTATACCGGCCGGAATATTACGGCATTACTCAAATGGAGGGTGGGCAATCAACGGCCGGCCTTGCGGAATTTATTGTGGCTAAACAACGCAACGGCCGCACCGGTATTGTGCCGGTAATGTTTGAGGCGGAGCGTATGCAATATGGTAATTTTTTAAACAATGGAGCGCAACAAACGGAGGATTTTTTCTAATCAAAACATACCCATTTCACAAATTTACGCATTGCGCGTATTTGCATTGGAGGAGGGGGGGCAATATGGGTGTTGGCCATATTTTACATTTGGCGAGGCATGGGCGGCATTTACAATAATGATGGAGTGCATGGATGCGGAATTTGTTGGAGGGCGCATTGACCAAAATGGCCACCGATACTTTGCCAAGGCAAATGGCGTTGGCCTCCAATTAACGCCTTTTTTTTACCACCCTGATGGGGTGGAAGAATACATGGAGGGGTAAATGGAAAAAAACAATAAACACGCGCCCAGGCGGCGTAAAAAATGCGTGGTTTGTAAAACCACATTTATACCACGTTTTAACACGTTCCAAAAAACGTGTAACGAGGCCAAATGTGTGTTGGTGTATATGCAAGGCGAGAAGGCAAAAAATGAGCGTAAGGCCATGGCGCAAATGCGCGAGCGTGTAAAAACACCGAGCCAATGGCGCAACGAGTTGCAAACGTTGTTTAACCGGTGGGTAAGATTAAGGGACAAGGATAAGGGGTGCATAAGTTGTGGCAAGCCATTGGTGGGTAAATATGATGCCGGCCATTTTTATTCGGTTGGTGCATACCCCTCGCTCCGTTACCACCCCGATAATTGCCACGGCCAATGCACATTGTGCAACCAACACTTGCATGGTAATTTGTTGGAATACCATGAGCGCCTTATTGTACGCATTGGAGCGGAGCGTTGTGATGCGTTAAGGTTGGCGAGGCGCCAATATATGCGTTTAAGTATTGGGGAGATTAAGGAGGCAATAAAGATGTACAAAACCAAAATAAAACAATTGGATGGAGGCAAACATTAAATACTTGGTAAGACAAGTTTGGCGCGAGTATTACCATGATTTTGGCGTGTACCGGTGGGTTAACCGCAATGGAGTAATGGTAAGGTATTTAATTGGGTTGCCATTGGTGCCATTATGTTTGTTGGGGGCGGTGGATGTGTTATGGCCATTGGAGGTTTGGGGTGCAATTATGTTATGCGCGGTGTATGCCATAACAACGGATTATTTTTACGCTCGCGCCCAGGTGCGAAAAATACTCCGGAGGTTGGAGGCATTGGGGGTGGATATAAGTGAGGACACATTAAATACAATTTGCAAATATGAGGCACCACAATAACGAGGATGCGGAGCGGTGGCCGGAGCGCCGCGCATGGTTAACGGATGAGCGTTTTGTAAAAATTATTTTAACACTTGCTTTTGTTGTTACAATTTGCTTAATTTTGTGGTATGCAACAACAAACCCAAACACAAACACGGAAAATCCGTGTTACAAGTATTAACGGCCAAATTGAT